TGATGACTGGGCCAATAAATTCCGCCAGTGCGACTTGAGCTTCATAAGCAGTGTCTCTGTTCTTAGAGCCCATTGCCTGAATCAACTCAATTTGTTCTGGAGTTCTTTTTAATGTAATATTCATTTTCTTGATTCCTTTCTGGTTTCTAAGATTACAGATTGAGTTTCAACACTGAATAAGCTCCAGCAGCCACGTCCGTAATTGGACCAGTTGTGGTTCGCGTACCCGTACCGATCCATGTGCCAATAGCACTTGCCGAATCGTACTTAACCTTCGTTCCGCCCTGGGTTGAATGAGAATAACCCGTTACAGAAGTTGCGGTTGCACCAAACAAACTGGAGTGAGCGATGCCGCTTACTTTGCCTGCGTTTTCTGGTGAAATGACCGCAGCATAACCAGGAACACAACTATTTGTTCCGTCTGCAGCTAGATCAAACGCATCGCTTGTCAATGTAAAAACACCTCTCGTAGCAACAGGACATGCCTGACCAGAGAGAACAGCTTGAAGCTCATCTTTCTTGACAGGATTGTAGAGAAGTTTCTCTCCATTCTCGTCTGTCTCGAGTGTTTGCTTCAATGTAAGACCAATAACCTGGCCAGCCGTAGCCCCCGCAGAAGCTGCGGTAACTTTTAACTGAACCTCGGGATATTGGTTTTTAGTATGACCATATGAAGCGCTAAGCTCCGTACGGTCAACGTATGTGATAGGGTCTTTACTGAAGTTGCCCCCACCACTCTTAATACTTACGAAAACTCCTGCACTACCGTTGCCATTTGTACTCGGCTTTGCATCTGCCGTGTCATTAGCGAACAAGTTGATAACATCGTTTTCGTCGTATTGCCTGAATGGTAATAGTCTATTTGCCATAATGTTTAATTAATATATTAATAGGTTACTTTGATGTTTTCTTTGCTAAACGCAGACTGGAACTTGGTTCTCAGAGTTTCCGTTTCGCCAGAAGATGCCTCGTTGGTATTGGAGATTTCAGGTGTAACCTGCTCCGCCTCCTCTAAGGCTTCTTCCAAATTTTCTTTTTTGTCAGCTTCGCTCTCCGAAGGTTCATCAGTGGAGGCTTTCGCTTCCTTCATTTCGGTAACGCGTTTTTCAACCGCTTCTGCGACTGCGCCGTCAAATTTGCTTTTCTCGGCCTTTAAATGCTCTTTGCTCTTATGAGCGAAGACTACAGCCAACTTCTCCTGATAAGAAGCGAACGCCTCATCTGTTTCGGTCAATTCCTTGACCTCAGATGCGACAATCTTCAAATCAGCCTCATTCAGTTCGTAATCCTGCTCAACAGCTTCCATGCGAGCATTAAAACAAGCAAGCGCCTTTTGGCGGGACTGCTCATCTTCGAACTGACGAATCTTCTCTTCAGCCGCTTCCAACTTCTGTTTCATTTCATCTACAGAAGCAGTAAGCTCTTGGTGCTGAGCCTCGACTTTAGCTTTTTCTTCTTTTGCGCTTGAGAGGTCCTTTTTATACTCCTCATTCTTCTCGCGAATAGCTTGATTCACGATATCAGAAATTGAAGCGACAGACTCTGCAGCAAACGTGTCTTTCGACATTTTCTCAGAAGAAAGCTTCTCATCGAGCACAGATTTAATTTCTTGAACTAATTGGTTTGTGTTCATAATATTAGAATTACTTTCTCTTTCAGATTTTACAGTGTTTTTTTCACTTTGTGAAATATTATTTTTAAAATTTAATATATTTTTTAAAATTCTTTCTGATCTTTCGTCAAGATCTGCAGCCAAATCCCTGCGGTCGGAAATTTCAAGTTGGTCATCTTGTTCTGTAAGTACGACTCCCTCAACATCTGCTGCTGGGTTCGATGTAAACCCAATGCCTAGAGGGTAAACGTCCCCAACAACCAATCTTCTAACAATAGTTCCGTCTTCCATTTCGCCAGACCCGTCTGTCGCTTTAAGATACTGGGAGAGCTCTTCTATTTGCTTTTGGTCGGTTATAATCTCTGCCTCAGCTAAATTGTCACTACCGACTGCGATTTGGTAATCATTAAAGCCTATTTCCCAACTAGCGGAGACTTGATTGTACATTGAACTCTCGGGGTCAACTGATTTGTTTAACAGTTCTGCGAATTTTTTATCAACCATTCGATAAACTACGGCTCCGAGAGAAATATTAAAAGGATCTCGATAATCCGCCAAATCCTCCTCATCAAAAAGCTCATTATCTCCATAACTGGAAAATCCAGCAGAAACAATATGCCCAACAATTCTTTGCTTTTTGTGTTCTATGTTAGTAGGCTTATGGACAAAATAGTCCTTAACGGCTAAAGCTGTCTCAGTGGAAATGCCATCGTGATTTTTGTTAAACCTATTAACTACTGCCGCATTAAAGGCAACCCCAACTAAATCAATGTTCTTATCTAAATCAACCGACTCAGGCATTAACCCCTTAAGATCACTTAAAGAAGCTTTTGAAATTTTGATATTTTCTTGGTCAATGTCTGCGGACGCAAGAATTGGCTGCAAAAAGGCTGTTTTATATTTATAGTGCGGAACCATATTTATCGATAAAGTGTGTTAACTATAGATTTGTTACACTCTTTTTATCGATTTGAGAATTTTTCTGAATGATAAACAATCGCCGCAGTATAGTCTGTTAAGTTGTGGTCGTTCGCGGTTTCTTCGACATCTTTCGGTAAACCAAGCTTTAATATGTTATTATTATCTTTAATGCAGCTTTCCACGGTAGATTTCCAATCTTTAATATCTTTGGCAATTACCACCTTTTTACAAAGATCGGAAACCATTTGATTTTGATTTTTGTTTAATCTTTTAATTTGGTGATGCTTTCTTATAGTCTTCTTGCAGAAATCTTGCAAATTTTCAGAAGCTTTTATCACCTGACTAATGTTTTCTGTTGAAACGTTTGCTCTTGAATTCTCTTGAGGTATCCCCTTGGTTCCCTGCGGCCTACCAGGCAAACCAGGAACTTTTTGCACTTCCTCTTCCTCTTCCTCTTCACTCACCATTGGAACCCCTCCAACAATTGGGTTATAGTATCCCTTTTTGCGCTCTTCAATGAACTTACCCTGTGATCTGCCTATTTGTTCGGCCTCTGGGAAAACCCCCTTGTTGATCACATCCATTCCTTGCTCTGGGGTTATAAGGCCTAATTCCATAAGCCTTGTAGCTACTCTTTGTGTTTGAGTAGAGTCTTTGGTATCAACCTCTTTGAATCTCGCTGTCGGGTAATTCCTGAATCCCATGTTTTTACAGACCTGTTTGATTTCAGGTTGCAGAAAGTCATTTAAAAATCCTTGCCTAGACTCCTTTAGCCTCTCAAGGAATATTTCGGCCTTAACCGCAGTATTGCTATATTTCTCACTACCGACAATAATATTCTGAAGTCCTTCCTTGATGTCTTCATTGACTATGCGATATTTTTCATATCCCAAAATCTTGTTCATGTCGGGAATAACAAACTCCGCTTTAGTCGTATAATCACTTACAAGGACACGTCCCACGCTCTCATTCCTGAAGAGCTCCTGCATGGCCGCAAGATTATTATGATTGATGCCTCCCTTGTTGGGCTCATTGCCCATACTGATCAAAAGAATAACATTTTCTATAGTCCTAACGATCGCTTGGTCAATTTTTTTGAACTCAAGCTTCATATTAATATCCTCTAAAACAGAAAACCCAAACGGAACGGCAAAGGGCTCATAGTCTTGTTTTTTATAAAAAGAGTACCTAAGTCTTTCTGGCTCGATTTCAACTTTTGCTCCATCGGGCGCATATCCATTAGTTTTAAAATTCTTTTTAAGGTTGCTCGGCAACCCCTTATAGACCTCTGCGTCATATTCGTTCTTAGGGTTCTTGAGTCTCTCTATCTCATACTCGCTTAAAACTTTTGCGTACACGCCAGTTGTTTCAAATCCAGTTGTTCTATGCGCCACCATATCAAAAGGATTTAGCAAAACATAACGAATAGGTATTTTATTTACGGATACGGCTCCGTAAGTTTTTGTCATCTTGATAAAATCGTCAGTATTGAACCTTCCGTCGATTTTGTAAAAGAAGACGTTTCCAGATCTGTAATATTCTCGAAAATACTGATCTCTTATTTTCCAAAGCTTTACCTTCCTGAACCACGCCTCAATAAAATCTCTCGACTTTTTACTTCCGCCATCGAGAAATATTTCTGAATTAGCAAATTCAGCCATAATATCTATAGCGTTTCTGAATATGGCCACATTGGCATATGCTTTTTGACAAAGCTCTATTGTTTCTCTTACGTTAATGCCACTGGCAGAATAATCATAAGGAAGTAACCCGTCCCTAATATTTGTGTATTTGTCTCTTTGGGGAACCTTGTGAATCCGATTAGATCTTGATCTTGTAGTTGTTCCGCTTCCTGTTCGAGAGTAAGCCGCCTTAGCCGTGGAATTAAAGTAGGCTTCTCCTTCTAAGGAAGGAGTATATGTACTGTTTTGCAGTAATGGATTTGTTGCCAAAGTCTCTTCTATAGACTGTTTTTTGTCAAACTTGCTCCAGTACTCAGATTTCTTATTATATTTTCTCTTTTCAGCCATTTCTTTTAATTACACGAA